GGTCGCGGGCGCAGTTTTTGTTTAGGTAACAAAATTCAAGTAGAGGTTCCGCTTCCTTGTGGATAATACAGTCAGCGCAGACAGACTCGGAAAGATGCTCGGTATCACAGACAGGCAGGTGCGCAACCTTGTCAAGGATGGCGTCTTCGAGCGTACCGGTCGCGGCCAGTATGACATTGACTCCTGCGTCTTTGCCTACATCCGCTATCTTCGGGAGACGCTTAAGGGCGATAGTGAATCTCTCACCGATCAGCGAACGCGCCTCGTGCGGGCGCAGGCGGACAAGGCGGAACTCGACCTTGAAGTCGCACGCGGCAACAACCTCCCGCTCGACCTGTGCGGGAATTTCATGCACTCGATTTTAAACGCCGTGCGGTCGCGGTTGCTTGCGATGGCGAGTACGCTCAAGACGGACATTCCCGGTCTCGACAACGAGACGGTCATTGCGATAGATAATCACATACGAGACGTTTTATCAGAGGTGAGTAAAACTGGAATTCCTGCAAACCTATCAAGACGCCTGGCGCAATACGTTGGCGATATTGAGACCGCCGCGCCGGATGACGGGGAGCCAGTGGGCTGACGAATATTTTTGGATCAGTCCGGAGGCATCGGCAGCGCGCGGCCTGACGAAGTGGAAGACGCGCCCGTATCAGCGCGGCATCCTTGACGCCATGTGCGACCCGAACATCGAGACCGTCGTCGTAAAGAAGTCGGCGCGTATCGGCTACACAAAGATGATAGGGATTACTATCGGGTACTATCTACACAACAACCCCCGCAATATCCTTGTCGTTCAGCCGACTATTGAAGACGCGCAGGGGTACAGCAAGGACGAAATTACTCCCGCGCTGCGTGACGTTCCCGTCCTCTACGACCTGGCGCCGGAAGAGAAGACGCGGGACAGCGACAACACAATCTTGCGCAAGCAATTTCCTGGTGCCACGTTGTACATTGTCGGCGCGAACAGCCCGCGCGGTTTCCGCCGTATCAGTGCGGGCACGGTCATCTTTGACGAAATAAGCGGCTATCCTCCGACGGCGGGCAAAGAGGGCGATCAGTTTTTACTTGGCTCGCGCCGCGCAGAGGACTACTGGGACAAGAAGATTATAGCCGGGTCAACGCCGACGGACGAGGGCGTGTGCAAGGCAACCGAGTTATACGAGCAGAGCGACAAGCGCCAATATCATGTACCGTGTCCGCATTGCGGATTTATGCAACCGATAGAGTGGGAGCGGATAGACTTTTCCGGTGCGGGCACGATCAAGAAGCCGGTCTATATCTGCGTCAGTTGTGAAAAGGCTATCGAGTACGGCAAGCATAGATGGATGATGGAGCGCGGCGAGTGGATCGCCGAGAAGCCGTATGACGGCGTGGCCGGGTTTTACCTCTGGTCGGCCTACTCGTACAGCCCCGGCGCGACGTGGTCTCACATCGTCCGTGCGTTCCTGGACGCGAAAGACAATCCCGAAAAGCTGAAAACGTGGGTCAATACCTGGCGCGGTCAGGCGTGGGACGACGGCGGCGAGCGCACGGAGCCCGGCGACCTGTACGCCCGGCGTGAGGAGTTTAATATTGTCCCGGCGCAGGCGGGTATGCTGATCGCGTCTGTTGACGTACAGGACGACCGACTGGAGGTTTTAATCAAGGCGTGGGGCAAGGGCGAGGAGTCGTGGGACATTGACCACGTCGTCATCTATGGCAACATGTCGCAGACAGCGCCGTGGGATGCCCTTGACCTTCTGCTATCGAAATCATATCAGCATGCGGCGGGCTATAATTTGAACATCATGGCGGCCGGTATAGACAGCGGCGGGCACCACGCTGACGAGGTGTACCACTTCTGCCGGGTGCGTGAGACGCGTAATATCATTGCCATCAAGGGCGACAACATGCACGGCAAGCCTATTATTACGCCGCCAAAGCGGACGAAGCACCCGAACCCGCGCGCAAAGGGGCACCCGTACATGGTCGGCGTGTTTGCGGCAAAGGATATTTTGTCCGCCCGCCTGCGATTACAGGAGCCGGGGCCCGGCTTTATCCACTTCCCGGTGCGGTTTGAGATGCCGTTTTTCGAGCAGTTGTGCGTCGAGCGCAAGGTCGTGCGGTATATTCACGGCCGCCGCATGGAGGACTGGCAGAATCCCGGAAAGAAAAGAAACGAGGCATGGGACTTAGAAGTGTATAATCTGTCCGTCCTACGCCTGTATTTCCCTGACATCGGTATGCTAAACAAGCGGATTGACGATGTATTGGGACAGCGGCCGGTGGTGAGGCCGCCGCAGCGGAGGCGCGTGATAAGCCGGGGCATAACTGATTAAATGTTTGCCAAACAAAAAAACAGTTGACAAATATATAGGAGTGTTATAAATTGTCGTATATAATACAACCCAAAGAGGTTGACGAACTCAAGACCGCCGCGCTGTACGTCATACGCGGTATGCACATCAAGACGGGGCGGATTATAATTGACGTCAGCACGTCGCACAATACGGCGATTATTAAAATTACAGAGATAAGCAAGAAGATTAAGGAAGGCGATGAAGTAACGGTATCGGAAACCAGAACCATTAGATAATAAAGTCTCGGACTAATTCGTGGCCGCAAGGCACAAAAACGAAGCCGACATCTCAACAGAGGTGCCGGCTTTTTTTATGGGGAAAAATGGCACAAATCACCACCGCACAGGCTGAAGCACAACTCGCATTATGGCTCGAAGCGGACGCGAAAGTCGCCACCGGGCAGTCGTACAGCATCGCCGGGCGCGCCCTGACTCGCGCTGATGCCGCTGAAATCACCAACAAGATCGTATTCTGGAACGACATGGTTGGCCGTCTCTCCGGTACGGGCGGTATGAAAATCCGTGGAGTCACGCCCTGCATATGAAAAAACCTGAAATCAAACAGAATATCGCCGACAAGGTTGTCTCATATTTCTCGCCGGTGTCTGGAATCAAGCGCATGCGGGCCCGCAAGGTCATGGCGCTCTCCGACGCCTATACTGGCGCGTCAACGTCCCGCCGCTCCATGTATGATTTTACGCCCATCAGCCAGTCGGCCGACGACGCCATCAAGTACAGCCGCGACATGCTTGTCCGGCGCGGCCATCACATGTACCGCAACAACCCGATTGTTACCGGGTCGCTTGATTCGAGCTGCATGTCAATCATCGGGCCCGGCCTCCAGATGCACTCGCGCATTGACGGTAAGTTTTTAAACCTGTCCGACGACCGGCGCGAAGAGATGGAGACGAACCTCGAACGTGAGTGGCGTCTCTTTTCCGAATCGACCGACTGCGACATCTCGCGGACAAACAATTTCGGTCAGCTCCAGAACATGACGCTGTTGCAGTCATTCGTGACCGGTGAGTCGTTTACCATACTGCCTTATCTTGACCGTCCCGGTTTCCCTTATAGCTTAAAGGTCCAGATTATTGAACCGGAGCGCGTCTATAACGACCAAAACAGAGCGGACGGGCCGGTCAACGGTAAGGTTAGCCTGTACGACGGCATCGAAAAAGACGAGTTTGGAGCGCCCATTCGCTACCATATCGCCGATTTTTTCCCTTATCAGATGACCGGAAAGACGCAAACATGGCGCAAAATTGACGCCTTTGGCGGGCCGTATGGTCTCCGTAACGTCCTCCATCACTACATCAAGAAGCGGCCGGGGCAGACAAGGGGCGTTTCTATGCTTGCGCCGGTGCTCGAAAAGCTCCACACGCTCGACAAATACATGAAAGCGTACCTCGACATTGCACTTGTCCAGGCGCTTTTCACCGTATTTATCACGCATGAGAACCAGGCGACGGGCAGCGACCTGCCGATATACCAGCCCGACAGCGAAACGGACGCCACGTCAAGCGATGACGATTACAAGATGGGGCCGGGCGCGATTATCGACCTTCCCGTCGGCGATAAGATTATGACCGCCACGCCGGGCATGCCGAATTCCAACCTTGACCCGTTCATTCTGGCGATATACCGCGAGATCGGCATTGGCCTTAACATCCCCGTTGAAATTCTGACAAAGCATTTTCAGTCATCCTTTACCGCTGCGAAAGCCGCGTTCAACGAGGCATGGCGATTCTACAAGATGCGCCGGTCGTGGCTTGTCGCGACGTTCTGCCAGCCGATTTACGAGCGGTTTTTGTTCGAGTGCATCGCGCGCGGCCGCGTGGACGCGCCCGGCTTTTTTGACGACCCGCTTATCCGCGCCGCGTACTGCGGGGCCGAGTGGGTGGGTCCGGCACAGGGCCACTTGAACCCGGTGCAAGAGGCCGACGCCATCGAGAAACGAATCAAGAATAACATTACAACCATAGAGCAAGAGACCGCCGAATACAACGGCGGACAGTTTGACCGCAACATCGCACAGCGCAAGCGCGAAGTGTCGCTCGTAAAGGACGCTGGCGCGATGGAAGATCCAAAGCCAGCGTTCGGGCAGAAACCGGAACAACAGCCGGACGAAGACCCCGACAAGAAAAAGCCGGAAGAGGAGGAAGATGATGCGTCTTGAATTTAGATGCAGGTGCGGTGCCTTGTTAAGCCGCGAAGTCTCCGACGGGTATGACTCCCGCGCCATTATGAACGGCGAAGGGTGGGCGATTATCAAGGGCGGCGGGTACGGATGCGCCGATTGCATCGCGTCCGGACAGGTTGCCCGCGACTCTGTCGCCATGAACGACGAGATAACCCGTAAAAAGCGGAGGGTATTCGATGAAGCTGATTGAAATATTGAGCTCCGTATGGGCGATTCTGCCCGAAAAGCTCGTACAAATTGAGAATATAATCACCTCGCACATGGCGGGCGACAAGCTCGACCTCAAAAAGATTGAGGCGAAAATCATGTCGTTCGACGCGCCCGCGTCAAAAGCGCCGTACGAAGTCGTTAATGGGTCGGCAATTATCCCGATAAACGGTGTGTTATCGAGTAATCCGTCGGCGTTCGAGCGCATATTTTTTGACGCCGTGTCGATGGAGCAGATCCGTGAGGACGTCTCCGCCGCCGTCAATGACCCCGCCGTCAATCAGGTTGTGCTCTCTATTGACTCGCCGGGCGGGTCGGTGCAGGGAACGCAGGAAACCGCTAACCACATATTCAATTTGCGCGGGTCGAAGCCCATCATCGCGCACACGTCCAGAATGATGGCGTCCGCCGCGTATTACATCGGCGCGGCAGCGGACAAGATTCTTATATCCGGCGACAACGTCATGGCCGGGTCAATCGGGACGATATACCGCCACGTCGATTTCTCAAAGCAGAACGAGAACGAAGGCGTCAAGGTAACGGAGTTTGTCTCCGGTCAATATAAGAATGCGTTTTCGTCAAACGCGCCGCTTGATGAAACGAAGAGCGAATACATTCAGTCGATTGTCAACAAGTCGTTCGACGTCTTCGCCGCCGACGTTACCAAATTTCGCGGCGTACAAAAATCAAACATGGGCGAGGGCAAGGTCTTTCTCGGTCAGGACGCTATTGATGCGGGTCTGGTCGATGGCTTTTCCTCGCTATCAGATATAGTCAACGGCCAGCCTGCCGGTGTGCAGACAGCCAACCGCGCGCCCATCGCGGCGCAAACAAACGAAATTGCAGGAGAAGATAATATGGATATAGCAAAATTGAAAGCTGAATTCCCTGATCTGTACGCGTCCGTGGTTGCGGAAGGCAAGACAGAACTGGAAGCGCAAGTAAAAGCCGCGAGCGAAAAGGCGCTCTCCGATGAACGCGCCCGTGTCAGCGGCATCAAAGCGGCACTCATACCCGGTCACGAAAAGCTCGTTGATGCGCTTATCGAGAACGGCGCGAGCGTCGAGGCGGCGATGGCTGCCATCATCAAAGCTGAAAATGACAAGCGGGCCGGTGTACTCGCCTCCATTCAAGCATCAGCACCCGCCCCCGTAGCGGCCGCCGTCGAGCCGGCTCCCGAACCCGAAAAGGAAAAGGGATTCAACGAGATGGTAGAGGCGCACATGGCGGACAACAAGTCGAGCAAGGCCGCCGCAATATCGGCCATAGCCCGCGAACATCCGGAAGTGCACAAAGCATATCTGGAACAGATCAACGGAGGTAAAAAATAATGGCTTATAACGAAGGCGTAAGAACTTTCACCGCTTCCGGCGCTGTTACGGCGCACAGCCGCGTCAAGATCGCGTCAGGAACCACAACCACGCCGCCGCAAGTTGCTCTCGCCGGGTTGGGCGAACAGCATGTCGGCACGTGCGAATATGCCGCCGCCGACGGTGACATCGTCAGCGTCAAGCTGCGGAACTACAACGGGACGGTCGAGGCTATCGCCGCGTCGTCTATCTCGATAGGTGCCACGATATACGGCGCGACTGGTGGAAAGGTAGCGAGCACATCGTCCGGTACATCCATCGGGTTTGCTATCGAAGCTGCAACCGCCGACGGCGACATCATCGAGATACTTCAATACTAATAGGAGGACATGACAATGCCCAGACCGACATCAGCAACTACCCTGCAACGGCCCGATCTTGCCGCCCTTGCGTGGGAATACAGCGTAAACGCCCCGATGCAAGGTTTTATCGGGACGCAGATTCTCCCGGCGTTCGGCGTGGCCGAACAGTCGGCGGATTATCCCGTGATACCCATCGAGGCAATACTCAAACTTAAAGATACCCAACGCACGCCGCGCGGCGCGTATAACCGGTCCGACTATGAATTCGAGACCGACACCTACGCCTGCAAAGAAAACGGATGGGAAGAGCTCGTCGATGACGTTGAGCGCAAACTCTACACCCGCTACTTTGACGCCGAATCCGTGGCGACGATACGGGCGACCGACGCCATCCTGCGCAGGCAGGAAAAGCGCGTGGCCGACCTCGTTTTCGCGACCGGTAACGTCACCAACTGCGGGAACGTCTCGACCGAATGGTCAACCGCCTCTGCGTGTACTCCGCGCGCCGACGTTATGGACGCGAAGGATACGCTCCGTAAAGCGACCGGGATAATCCCGAATGCGGGCGCGTGCTCGTACGTTGTTTTTAACAACCTGATGCACTCCGCCGAAATTCAAGCCGTTTTCCAGTACACGGCCCCCATTCAGACGATGAACACGCAGGCGCAAATCAACGTGCTGGCGCAATACTTCCAGCTCGACTACCTGTTCGTCGGCGGCGCGCAGTACGACAGCGCGAAGAAGGGGCAGTCGTATTCCCTGTCCGACCTGTGGGACGACGAATACTTCCTACTCTTTAAGAGGGCGAGCGAAACGCCGAACCTCATGGAACCCTGCCTCGGCAGGACGTTCATGTGGACGCCGGATGCGCCGTCTCTCGTGGTCGCCGAATCGTACCGCGACGAATCGCGCAGGAGCGATGTTTACCGGGTGCGGCAGTACACCGACGAAGAGCTGGTCTTCGCTGGCGCGGGCTACATCCTGGCGAACATTACCGCGTAACATGATTTACGACGATGACATGGACGTATATTTCGACGACGACGAATTCGCCGTCGATATCATCTACCTGGCGTACGGGTCTGCCTCTGGGTCAAGCATCCACGGCATATACGATGCGCCAGGTAGCATCGTCACCATCGGGCGGGCGAGCATGATGGTCGAACGCCCACAGGTAAAAGTCAAAACCACCGACATAACCGGCATCACGGCGAGCGACACCATGACCATTGACTCTACGGAATACAAGGTTGTGTCGTGGACGCACGACGGGACGGGCATGTCAACGGTAATTCTTGCGGAGGGCAAGCGGTGAGCGACACCATCAGACAGTCAATTTGCTCAAACATTATCACCCGCTTAAAGGCAATCGAGAAAAGCGGCGGGTATTCTATCGACTATCTGTCAATCGAGGAATGGAAGCTCACGCCCGACATGCCCGAACAACTGCCCGCCATAACTCTTCGGGACGATTCATGCGAGGTCGTGACGTATGACCGCGATCATGCCATGTGGCGTCTGCATCTCACCGTGATTATCACGGCGAAGGGCGACGAGTCACAGGAGGATTTAAGGAACTACGTCAATGATATCTACGTGTGCGTCGGTGCCGACCGAACGTGCGGCGGGTACGGCGAGATTATACCGGAAGGCGACGAGATGGTACTCCAGCAGGAGGACAACGTCTATGGAGACATCGAAATCAAGTTTCACGTCCTTTTTGAGACGCGGGCGTGGGATCTAACAAAGCAATAAGGAGGCCGTAAATGGCTGTATCAGAAGAACGATATTTTAGGATGGCTAAAAAGGCCACGTTTTATAATAGAACGACCGGCCTCCCGATTGAGGGATGCCTGTTTAAGATTAACGACTGCAAGATTGAGGACAAGACCGAACGCGACCCGTTCCGCATGGGCGGCGAGATCGTCGCTGACGCGGTAAAAGAGCGGACGTTCACGCTTACCTTTACCGCTGCGAGCTATAACCACGAGGTGTATGAACAGCTCGCAAATGCGACCGTCACGGAAACCGCACTCAACGCCGCCGGGCAGGTTATTGGACTTGCGAACGTAGGAGGCACGACATCGTACAGCGCGGCGTCGGGCGTCGCGTCAATTGCGGTTGCGTCTGGCTCGGAGCTGAAAGAAGGCCACTACAAGGGCTATGCGTCAGCATCGGCCACTATCCAGATTTATGGATTTAGCGACCAATCCTTCAACGACGGAAACAACATACAATTCGAGGACGACACGTATGCCATCGGCGACGCGTTCACCCTACCGTCTGCGTCCGCTGTCACACTGACCGAGCTTGGCGTGTCTTTTACCGGCGGCTCGGCGGTCAACATGAATCCTGGTGATACGTTTGAGTTTACTATACTCCGCCAGAATTCGGCGTTCGAGAGCATTCTCGTTACCGGCGAAACGGACTACGATGAAGTCGGCGTTATGCTGTTTCCCGACAAGTACAACGACGAATACGCATGGATTGACGTGTTTAAGATTCTCCCGGCCGGGCTCCCGCTTGAAATCAAGGACTCATGGTCAACATACACTGTGACGGTTGACATGATGAAGGATGAAGCGAAGGGCGGCTATTACAAGGTCGAGAGAGGGAAAGTAGGATAACCGAGACGGCGGGGGCGCGTGCTCCCGCCAGCTCACATAAAGAATAGGGGGACATCATGGAAAAATTTATAATCGGCGGAAAGGAATACGACGCCTTAGTCACGTACCGTGTGCGGCGTCACTGGGTAAAGTCGTGTCATAAAGACGCGATTGCAAACATGACGTTTGAATCAAGCGACGACCTCGTACTTGAATCAATAATCATGTGCCTCATCAATAAGGAATTCACCGACAAAGAGCAGCTCTACGACATCTTGACCGACGAAGAATTCAAAACAATTGAGGCGCACTTCTCGACGCTGTTAATCAATCCGAACCTGGAGGGCAAAAGGGAAATCGAAAAAAAGCCCGATCCGATGACCGCTACGTAGAATATATCCTGCGGTCATATTGCGGATTTTCGGAGGCCGAGTTTCTCGACTGTGAAATAGAGAAGGGCGTATATTTCGTCGTTATGAACAACGCCGAAATGATGGACGAGCGTGCTTTCCATTACGCATTGAGCGGCGGGAAGCCAAAAGATGACCCGTATTTCAAGGATTTTTTTAAGCCGGAAGAGATTGACATGAAAAATGAAAAACTCGACGACGACGAAATCGCACAACTGAAGCACGCACACGAATTTCTAACGAGGCGGACACATGGCTGATAATAATGAAGTGGTCGTAAAGCTACTTCTCGCGAATAATCAGTTTTTGTCGCAGATCGCGAAGTCGCAGAAAAAGACGACCGAATTTTCTACCGCCGCCAAAAAAAGCGCCGAGACCGCAAAGGCGGGATTCGGTTCGCTAAAGGCCGCCGTCGGTGCAATCGGATTTGGATTGCTCGTCATGGAAATCAAGGAATTTGCAAAAGAAGCCGGTAAATTCAATACCATAAAAGCCGCATTTGAAAACCTCGCCGCGTCACACGGTAAAAACTCGTCGCTGATAATAGAATCCATGCAAGCCGCATCGAAGGGCACAATGTCGATGCAGGACACGATGGAGAGCGCGTCAAACGCTATTCAGTTGATGGGCGAGGATGTAATCGAGATGTTGCCAAAGATGACGGAAATCGCAACAGCGGCGGCGCGGGCGTCCGGCGTCGAAGTATCTACGATGATGAACGACCTCGTGAAAGCGTCCGGCCGTCAGTCTGTTATGATTCTCGACAACCTCGGCATATCATCGGTGACCGCCGGTAAAAAGATGGAGGAATACGCGGCGAAGCTCGGCAAGACGCGAGAGCAGATGAACGCGTCAGAAAAGGCCGCCGCGTTTTTCTATGCCGTCACAGAGGCCGGAGGCGAGATAGTCAAACGGGCGGGTGACAAGACACTGACGCTCGGCGAACAGGTGCAGGTGCTGAACGCTCGAACAAAAGACCTCGGTGCAAAGCTAAAAAACGATGCAACTCCCGGGTTGAAGGTGCTGACAAGCGCGCTATCTGACGCGGCAAAAGAGGGCGGATTTTTGCAGGTCGCGATGGACAAAATCGGTAGCGCCATGAACAGCATGTTTGCACATCTCGCGTGGTGGATGCGGCAGATAGACTGGCATCTTGGCGGGCAACGCGATCAATACGAAAAAAATCTAAAAATCTACGAGCAAAACGTCGCATATGCAAAACAGCATCTCGAACTCGCGAGAAAGCTACAAAAAGAGGGCAAAGAATCCGAAGCCGCAATGCACATGAAGGAATACAAGGCGGCGCTTGAATCTGGCAAAAAGGTCATGTCTGCCGCGCAAAAGATATACAGTGACTACAGTGATTCTCTCGGCGACATTGCCAAGGCCCTTGATGATGCAACAAAAAAACAGGAAAAATTTAACGGAGTTGCGCTAAAAAAAGACAATAAGGATGACGGCGGGGGAGAAAGCGGAAAGAAAAGCGGCTCTGGCTTTTTAGGTGGAGCCGTGGCAATTGCAATGGGATGGTCAAAAACAAAAGAAGAGATAGCAAATTCATCAAAGTCAATTGTATCTGACGTTCAAGGGCTGGCACAGACGTGGGGCGATAATATATCTAGCCTGTTTGAGCGAATTTCCGACAACATGATATCGGCTCTCGACCGACGCAAAACACAAATCAGCGGCCTTTTCGACTTCATGGAGCAGCGCGCCCTGCAATCCGCTGGCGTCATGGAATTAACGCAGAGGCAGCAATCCGAAAAAGAAATCAGCACGCTGCAAAAGCAATACTCGAAGACGGCGAATATAAGCAAGAAAAAAGACCTACAAACGCAAATCCGCGAAAAGCAGAACGAGAAAAAGAAATACGAAATACAAGAGCAATTCGCGCAGCGCAAACAGGCGCTTGACCTTCTTATGGAACTATACGAGATACAAATTAAGCGTCGTCAATTCGAACGCAACAAGCAATATCAATTGGCGATGGTCTGGATAAATACCGCCGCTGCGATCACCGCCGCATGGTTGACCGCGTGGTCGATGGGATTTCCGCCGCTTGCCATAGCGATGGGAGCCGTCAGTACCGCGTTATTACTGGCCAACGCAATCGCACAGACAGCCGTCATCTCGACCCAACAGGCCCCCGCCTTCGCGACCGGATCCTGGGACGTCCAGCACACCGGCCCCGCCATCCTGCACGGCGGTGAAATCGTCACGCCGAAACCGATAGCCGATAGCATCCGGAGCGGTGACGCGTACCTCGGTTCTGGCTCCGGCGGCGGCGGCGACATCGTCATGGTCATGGACAGCCGTCAGGTGGGGCGCGTCGTGCGTGAGCGCAATTCAAGATTTGCCCGGTCTATCGGGGCGCGTAGTTATTCTATGGCGGGGGCATACTAATGGCGACTATCCCTAATTTATACACCGACAAGACCTACCAAATCCGGTACGATTTCGAGACAAATAAATTCCGGTTTTATCGCGGATGGGTCGGCCCACAGACGCACATCGACATCGACACCCTGCCATCAACCATCGCCGCGTCGTCGTGCCTGTATATCGACTCCGCGACCGGATCCGCGTCGGGTACTGGCGCGGCCGCCAGCGCATTCAATACCATCCTTGCCGCCGCGTCCGCGTGTACAGCGACCTATCCGTATGCACTCATAACCAATACCGCGCTGTACGCGGAAGACCTGTCCACGCTTAACAACAGCTATTTTTCCGGCCTGTACGCCGTGTCCGGACAGACGCCGACCTATACCAACCGCACGCTTGGCTTTACACCGTCTGACGCTAACTCCGTGTTCGTCTCCGCGACGGGCAGCGCGTCCGGGCCCGGTGCTGCGTCTGCCGCGTACAACGACCCGACACTCGCCGATACCGCCGCCAGCGCGAGTAAATACGTTGTCATTCAAGACAGTGAAACGTACGACATCACACCGCATACCATCGTATCGTCTGGATGGATCTCCGCGCTCGGACAAGCGCCCACCGTCACGATTAACGCGGCAAGCGCGACTTATACGGCGAGCGCGACGACGTTTCACAATGCGGCAACCACGCTTATTTCAAGCGATGTACTTACTAACGGGAATATTGTTATCGCATGGAGAAACGGGGCAGACGGCCACGGTAAATACAAGATTATAACTCCGGCTGGCGTAGAGGTCAAAGCAGAAACACGGTTTGATACTGATACCACAGAATATACAGTTTGTGTAAAGGCACTATCTGGTGGTGGATTTGTCATAGGCTTTAACAACTTATGGCCCGGAATAGCAAACACAGGAGTATTAAGGGTATATAGTGCAGATGGCACACAGACAGCTTCAGTTAATTTCGATGGACGGATATCTTATTTATCCATTGCGGAACTGGACGACGGTAATATAGTTATAGCTTATCGAGATGAAGAAGACAGCGGAAAGGGGAAATTCGTTCGGTATAATACATCGGGAACCATTCAGGGCTCAATAACGCAGCTGCAAAGAACGGGGGCGTTATCGTATTTGTCAGTGTGCCACCTCACCACCGATGATTTCATAATAGCATATTCCGACGGGGCAGATGGCGGCAAGGGTAAATTCGAGAGATACAATTCAAGCGGAGTATTTCAGGGAAGTGTTGTTGAGTTTGCAAGCAGTGGAGCTGGCCACATTAAAATTAGTAAATTTTCAAATGGAAACTTTGCAATAATATTTACCGATGATTCCGACAGTCTCGGCAAGTTTGTTGTTTATAATTCAGACGGATCATTATCCGTAGCAACTACTACTATTGGCGGCGATTATTGCACGATATTATCATCCTCAACATTGTCTACCGATTATTTTATAGTGCTATATTCCGATCAAGTACCGGGTATGATAAAATTTGTTAAATATAATTCAACGGGGGCAATGAGTGACGTAATACGTAATATCAATAATTATGTTGATACAAGTTATCCGTACGCCTCACTGTCGGTGCTTAATGACGATTCATTTATTGTTTTTTTTCAAGATGTAGTAGATGATTTCGGCAAATTCATTTTTAACACATCCATCTATTACACCGGCATAACTGTATCATCCGCCGCGACGATTAACGGCATCACCTTTGACGGCGAAGATCAAGAGTATTTACGCCGCATGTTCAACGGCACAGCAAAACTGACGGCGAAGTGGTGCGAGATTAAGGGCGTTACCGACGCCATAAACCCGTCATCAGCATGGGCGATATATTCAACATCTGAAGTGGACGGGCAAAACAGCAGCATCCACGACAACGCACAGGGTGTGTACTCCGAAGAGAATACCGGGACGTACAAACATAACCTCGTTTATCGCAACACCGACGGGCGGGGCATCCACGTCAAGGGCGCGGCCGCGAGCGCGGGACTGATAACCGTAGAGCATAACACTTTTTTCGCCAACAGTTACGGGCTCCAGCTCGAAAGCAATAACGGCACAAACGAGACGGTCAAGAATAATATATTCAGCGGCAACACGACGTACGATATTCACTCCGCATCTGCCCTGACGACGACGTATTCAATCGTCAGCGCCGCGAAATCTGTCAGCGTCACGGCCGGGAGCGGATGCACGACGGCGAATCCGCTGTTTGTTAATACCGGAACATACGACGAAGACGACACCGACTTGCAGATTAAGAACCGCTTGCTCGGCGATTACGCTGATAGTCCCGCCTACGTTATGGGCGACGACACGGCGCCCGACCGCGACGCGGGCGCGTGGGACGTTATTATCATCGGTGAGGCCGAATCGTATCAGTCGGTCAATATCACGAAACCGCCGCAAGGGATAGACGTTGACTACGAAATTGTAGGCGCGAGAAAGTCACGGTCAAAAGCCGGGACGACGCGAAGCGGGAAGGATGCGGTTATCGAGGTTGTAGTGGTCAACCACGACGGCATCACCGACGCCAACTATTTAAAGCTCCTCGACATGGTGCTTGCCGATAACTACGAGGTTGACATCCTATGGAATCCGACGACGTACCCCAACAGCTATTACACGTATTCGCTCGTGTATGAAACCGTCAGCGGGTCGGCGAAGAACTATCGCAACAACGAGACCGGCAAGCAGGACGTAAAGCTCCGTTTTGAGAGGGCGTTCTCGTGACAATCCGCACGTACATAGCTGAATACGAGATACCGGAAGCCGATATACTGTCCGCCGTTACGAGCGACGAGGCGCTGTCGTTCGAGGGCGAATTCACCGTCAACGATGAATATACCATCAAGATCGATAACGTCGATAAAACCGCGTATGACATCAGCACGCCCGATAGCTTTTTTTATCAGGGTGAGCACATCGGCGACGACCTCGTGCGGTACGACGACGAAACCGGGCGGACAATCGTCAACGCAGTAATTACAAATCTGACCGCCGACGACAGCACGCTCGAAATCACGGTTGAATCACCGCTGTCGCAGATACTCGAAAAGAACTGCCAATACACGAACGCCACAAACAAGACGCCTGCACAAATCATATATGAGTTATTAACCGACGAAGACAATGGAAATCTTGACGCGGGCGCGATGGTGTATGCTGGATTTCAAAACGGCATCGCAATACAGGCGGCCGCCAGCGCGTATGTCAACGTGGCATACGCAGACAGCGCGTCCGGAGACGAGGCGAGTGGGACGACCATCGGGACGGTTATAAACGAACTGCTGCGCATCAGCCACGGGCACCTGTATCAAGTCGATGGATTGATTTACTACTACCAATATGAGCCGTACGACGGGTCAATCGGCAATCAGGTCTATGCCGACGATATAGTCGCCGGGTCGTTCAAGACGTATTTCTCGAACGGCGCGACGTTCCCCGAATATCATTCGTATGCCGTCGCCTACGCAAACAGCACCGCGATCCTTTACGCCACGGGCGGATCATCGGCGTCCGGTACAGGGCGCTTCATGGTACCGGATACCGACCCCGATAGCACGACCGCCGAAGACTTCAATATCCTGTATCGCAACGCGACCGGCGCAGCATGGAGCGGGTCAACCGCCATTTCCCGTTTTGGGAAACTATTACAGATATGTGAATTCAAGGCATTTGGAGACCTCGATTTTATACACGTCGGCGATCAGGTGGATTTGCGTTTTGATTATTTCTATGGTGAGCCGTGCCTCGTTATCGAGCGCGAGGTAGAGGAAGACTCCGATACCATCCGGTTTAAATGTCTGTTTCTGAACACGCCCGTTGAAATCGTTGACCGCGACACGACCGCGCCCGACACGATCGAGATGGATTCAGCGACATTTGCAAGCGGCGCATGCACGGTCAAGTTTACCAAGAGCGACGCGACCGACCACCTGTATTATCGACTGTATTTCACGTCAGGCGGGAACTGGAAGCGCGAGACCTGCAATCTCGGCAAGTCGCCGGTTATCATCAACTCAAGCACATTATCGAGCGATGGTTTTATATACGCTGAACTGTTACAATTAAACAGCGACGCGACCTATCGGTTCAAGGTGACGGACGTTGACTCGTCGCTCAATGAATCGGATTACAGCAACGTCGTGGAATCGACTTAAAATTTAAACGTGAAAGCAGGCGGGTTATGAAATGGTGTCCATCGAGATTAGCACAATTCTTTTTGTTATTGGCGGTTCTATATTGGGTCTGTTGGGGTTTTTTGGCGCTCGTGCTTTTGCCAATTATGACCGACGTTTCGCATCCCATGACGAACGCGCCCGTCTCATCGACGCGAAGATAGACATCATAAATGACAAACTGAACGAGCTGATAGGTGAGCATAATGCCCGCACATGTATTCCGAGGGCGCGCAAAAAGTGAGTTTCTTTATGAAATTAAAACAGGCGATTAAAAAGGACGTGGCCATCGGGCCGGTCAAGCGCGACAAGCAATTCATAACGCAGAAATTCCACAACGGTCACGAGGGCGTGGATCTCCGCTGCGTTGACGACGGAACCGGCGAGAATTTATCGGTAATTGCTCCGGAGACGTGCCAAGTCCTGCGCGAGGGCGTGGACGGGTACGGCAACAACTTCCTTGTTGTCCGTCCGCTCGATAACGATTTATTCGTCGAGCTTAAATTCATTCATATTTTGCCGACAAACTACCGGCCGGGAACGATTCTCGGACGCGGTACGCATATAAGTAAGTGCATGATAGGCGGGAATTCAAAAAGCCTCCATCTGCATTTTGAGACATGGAAACTTGCGGGCCCGGTTGATCCGTGCCTGTATTTCGACTTATCGGGAATAGAATACAAATTTAAGGCAGGTGCATAATGGACAAGATTAAAGCGTTTTTTTCTCTGGCGATTGCGTGGATTAAAGACCACAAAAAAATCAGCATCGGCGTCGGCATTGCCCTCGGCGCGCTTATCATTTTTCTCGCCGGGCTTATTAAGGGCTGTACGATGTGACCGTGTGCCGCGACGGGTATCATCAGTATTACACCGACAATCCGCAGCGGGCATATATCGGGCGACGCGAAGTCGTGTATTATATATGCGCGTGCGGGCGGTCGGTGGTGTACGATGACATTATTATGAGCATGGAGGAATTCTGTGACACCGCGAAGGACTATAAGGCATAGACTGTTTGACGTGTTTTTTTCTGAAATCGAACTCGACGCGGGGCCGATTCGTAAACTCAGAATTCGCGCCCTCGTAATAATCATCTTGATACCGATGCTTGTCGCGGCCGCGTGCGTGCTGAAATACTATGGGGTCATTTAGGCGCCTCCTCGTGATAACGGCGTTAATCGTGGGCGGCATCGCCATCGGTGCGATGCTGTTGTTTTCGTTTGTGTGCGAT